ATTAACAGCCTGTGTGCCGTCATTAATAACATCGACAACAAATGACCCTGCCCCTGGAGTTATGCGTTGGATTGTCAATCGTGCGTCATTTGCCCCCAATGTTGAAACACTAACATGCACTCCAGAAGTTGCCGAAACCAAGCTGTTTGTTATTGTAAATCCTTGGGTTGCGGCAGAAGCAGTTGTAAATCCGGTAAATGTTGCAACTCCAACGTTTACGTTTAACACAGATGTCGAAGATGGAGAAGCCTGAGTATCTGTTTGAGCTGTAAAATCTACAAGACCACCTGATGCTACTGTTACGCCGCCTGTTCCTGCATTGATTGTTGTTGCAGAGGCTCCTGTTGTTGATCCGAGAGTGGTTGCGTGCGCAGTTGCCGTTGCACCAATATCACAATTGCCTGTTCCGCAGTCAATAACTACGCTTGTAGCTCCTGTGTTGTTACCTATACTTATTGTGCGAGCAGCGAGTCCGGTACCAACATTGATATTTTGAGCGTCAGCATCAACACCAATCCCAATTGTGCCACCACTTGAGTCGATCGTAATGTTGCCTGTTGCGTTCACATCAAACACACCACCCGCAGTACATGTAAATGCACCCGTTCCTGCTTGAAGATCAAGGGTTGATGTTCCTGTGGTTGAACCTACAGCTGTATTGTGATCTGTAGCATTGGATGCTATAGCTACTGCTCCGGTTCCTGCGTTTAATGTAAGCGCAGTTGCTCCAGTTGCGTTACCTATAGTGATTGTTCGAGCAGCGGCTCCGATTCCTATGTTGATATTTTGCGCATCAGCATTAACACCAATTCCAATTGTTCCGCCACTTGAGTCAATTGTAATGTTGCCAGCTCCATTGACATCAAAAGTTCCACCAGCGGTGAACGTCATCGCACCTGTGCCGGATTGAACTGTCATTGCAGATGTTCCGGTTACTGATCCGAAGGTTGTGCTGTGATCTGTAGCGTTTGAAAGAATAGTGCAAGCACCGGTTCCAGCATCTATATCAACTGCTGTTGCTCCGGTTGCATTACCTATACTGATTGTTCGAGCGGCTGCTCCGGTTCCTATATTGATGTTTTGAGCATCAGCTCCAGCACCAATCGAAAGAGCGCCACCAGTTGAATCTATTGTTACTGCGCCGGTTGCGTTAACATCAACTATGCCACCTGCTGTAATCGTAGTAGCGCCTGTTCCTGCTTGAAGTGTAAGGGTAGCTGCTCCAGTTGTTGAACCTACAGTAACATCATGAGCTACTGCATCAACACCAACATTAACAGCGCCAGTTCCGGATTCAATATTTACCGGACCGTTTGCAGCAACCATTGAAATGCCTGCGGTTCCTGCATCAACATCAATACCACCTGCCGCATTTGATGCATAGATGCGAATAGCGTTAGCAGCAGCTAAGCCTGACGTTACATCAGCACCGCCAACATCAGAGTGCAGGTAAATAGACTGCGCACTTGTTCCCTGGTCAACATGCAATTCATACGTCTCATTTACCCCACCATCAAGATGGAAATAAACAGCTTGTGCTGCGTTGGTATCCGAAGTTACCGTTGTAGTTCCTGCCGATTGTGTAAATCCAGCCTGCGCTGTTACTAATCCAGAAAAAGTAGGAGCATTGTCAACATTGATTGTAACTGTATTGGCGATAGCAGCCGTTGTTCCAACATTGGTTCCCCCCAGAATATTAACGTTGCCAACGCCATCAGGAATCACCGTATTGGCGTCATCGGCAGTATATTGTACAGCAGTTGCCCCTGTTGCGGTAACCGTAATTGCGCCGGCCGCATTACCTATATTTATGCCTGCGCCAGCTGTAAGCGTTGCAGCTACGGGATCCAATCCTGTTGATCCAATAAGAACTTGCCCGTCTGTTAACGCTTGCGTTGCAAGAACGCCTGTTGCATCATTTACCACAATTCCTGCTGCTGCAAAATCACTGATCGTTACATTACCTGTAGTAACCGTTAATCCTGTACCTGCGGTAATTGTGGTTCCTGCATTTACAAATGTTGTTGAGGCTACCGAGTCAAACGTTCCTGTACCTGCGCCAATTGCGATCCACGATGAGTCTCCTGCCGCTATTTCAAGCAGTATATAAACATCATTACCGGCTTGATCAAGCCATAATGCTCCGATTTCAGCTTGATCTGCTGTTGTTGGAGCACGTTGTGCAATAATTGGAAGCGGAGTAAGTGCAACTATACCACCTTGAGCACCATACGCTTCTCTTTGTCCTTGATTTCTTGTTGACATAATTAATCCTAAAAATAAAGGTCATACTATTAACACCCTTACCTTAGAACATGAAATCAAACCGACACAAGCCCCGTTTGCAATATAAAAAATATTGGTCTATACTTTTCTTATAGGAGGCAATATGAATACTGAAAAAAGAAAACTATACAACCTGAAGCAACTAAATATAGAAATCCCCATTGATATGCATAACAAAATAAAGTTTGCTGCTAAAAGAAGAAATATACCAATGAGGACATGGATTTTGAGAAGCCTTTACAAAACACTCACAGAGGAAACATGATGTTGGGACCATTAGTTTTATTAAGTTTATTAATTACTTCTATATATTTAATGATCCCCTTAATAATATTCGCAGGCTTATTATTCTTTGGGATTATATTAAAAATCAAAGAAAAAATTGTTCACTAATATGGAACTCCATTTTTAAAATTTACAATACTATTCGCAAGACTTCCTTTCCCTTTAACAATCGAATCAACCATTCCATCCAACAAAACCTTAGATAATTCTTGTGGGCTTTTAAATAGAAATTTTCCGTATGGTGTTAATGTTCGTGCATAATTACCTAAAAGTAATTCAGGAATTTTTAACGGAGATCTTGCAATTGTTCCTATTGCTCCTCTTTTTACTACGCCATCAAGAGCGGATTTTAAATTTCCTGTCTCTGCGATATTTTTGATCGCAGACTCAAAGTCTCTGATTGCGCCGGTTAAATCTTCAGCTTTACCATAAGTATTTTTAAAGGCGGGATTTTTTTCACCGAATTCGTTTAGTGCAGACTTCACTTTATAATTAATTCGTCTCAACGCATTCTTTATGTCGGGGTGCGCTTTTGCTCTATATGCCTCCTTGCTCCAATCTTTCTTAAGTTTCATAAGATCAGACATCTTTACTTTATTAGAGCTCAATACAGATTCTCCCTCGGCAAGGTGCTTAATAACTTTTTGGTTAATGTCACTTTTATACTCAAATTCTTTAGCGAAATCCCTTATTTCGGAACGAATTGTCTTAACCGTAGACTCTGGGGCCTTAACAGTTCCAAATAATTTATTAGCATTTCTATAGTTATCATCTATAGTTCGCTGAACTTTGCTGATAAAATTCTTAGGGTTCATTTTAGAAATACCACCTAGAATCCACTGTGTCGCCAAGTTTCCACCTTTAGCAGTAATATCTGATGTTCCGGCATCTTTAAGAAGTTTTTCAACTGATTCACCTGCTGCGCCACCTACTACATTCGCCGTTAATGTTTCCGCGGGTCCCCCCAGCGCAGCATACATCGGAACTGCTCCAACTACATTATCAAGAACTTGTTCCCATCCTCCTCGTGGCTCTCTCCATTCTTCGGGTAATACCTTCTCACGTAGTTGCCCAACAATCCCAGGCTCATTATATGACTTATGCGCGTCTCTTAATCTATTCTTTAATGCATCAGGAATATTTAAATTGTTTATATCTTCTAAGCTCATACCTTCAGGACGACCAATAGGCGCTTGCAATAAGCCGCCTATTGACCCGGGAATATCAAGAATGGCAGGAATATTTGTTGCTGATCGTGCTAAATTTCGTTTTGTTGCTCCCAAAAAACCTTCCGGCTCATATTCAACTTCTTGCTGTGGAATGTTTTCTACACGATACTGCTCTGCTCCTGACTGTGTAGGGCTATTCGGGGCGACTGAATCATCAAACGAAAGAATCCGAAATTTTTCCTGTTCCATGTTATGCCCTTCGCTTTACAAACTTCCCGTTCAAAATATAACCTCGTTCACCCTTTGAATTAACAACAGGTTGTCCCTCTATTAAATCAATTTGGTTTGTCGATACAGTTTTTCCTGCCAACCTCTTATTTTGTTCTCGTGTTTTTTCATCAACATAACCTTGACTCTTGGCGTAACTTATTGCATCTTTCATTGCTGCGCCAATCTCTTCATTCAAGCTTGATCGTAATTTAGCAGCTCTATCACGTGTTAACTTTTTCAAGTTTCGCGGTGGAATATTGTCATGCTTTTCTATTATTTGATATGCCGCCTGATCTAAGAGCTTGTCACCCTCTGCTGTTTTTTTTATCACACTTAATATTTTTTGCGCGCCATCAGGAGAATTTTTAAGCGTTGGAAATGTCTTCATAAACATTTTAACGACTTCCTGGGCTGGTCTTGAACCGAAAACCGTAGGCAATTGTTTCAAAAAACTTTTTCCTAAAGATTCCATAACTTCAGCATCACCGCCGAATATTGTTGCTGCATTGTCTATGCCAAATAATTTTCCAAATGCTTCAGTTGCTGCATATAACATGGGGCTTGGAAGTTGACCACGAGCAAGAACATCTTCCATTTTAGCAGCCGTTGTGAGAATTTCATCTGCTGACGTTGCCTTTTCATCAAGTCTGTCCAGATATTTTTGTTGAAACGCCCATGCATCTTTTTCTCGTTGAAGCTTGTTTTTTTCTGCTGCAGTACGCGCTCGGCTCTGCTCCTTTGAAATATTATCTAATGAGCGCGAAACAACAGACGGTTTACCACTAGCGGCTGCTGCGGCTAGGGATAATTTCTGTTGTTGTGATAATGGCGCTTGGCCAGATTGAACCTCTGAGGGCTGTAGACTCTGTTGCGGTTTAATTTCTTGTGGTAATGTCGCTTGTGGCTGTTGATTTATCACTTTCATGATTTCATCTATAAATGGTTTCATTCCAGCAGATTCAGTGTTGCTTTTTATATATTGTGCGCGTTCTTGAGGGCTTAACTTAGCTAAGGTTCCTGGAAGCCCCATTTTTTCATATATAGCTGCAAGATCTTTCTGCTGAAAGCCTTCAGCCATTCCTGTGCCCAAACCACCTAAAACTTGGCCTAGTGTACCACCAATGGTTTCACCCCATGATGGCGCTGAAGGCAATACCCTAACCCCTTGGCCTGGGGTTGATCTCTGCCACGGTAGCAAATCGTATATATTTGCCATAATAATTCCTTATTTTATTGGTGTTTAACCCTTGCCAAAATAATTTTTAGCCATGCTGCCAGCTACGGCCGCACCAGCTGGAGCTAATGCGCCAAACAACGATTGCCACAAGGATGGTCGTGGTTGCTCAAAGTAATTTTCGTAACGGGGAGTAAGTCCGGCTTGAAGCATGCTCATCAACCTGCCTATCTCGCTTTCTCTGTTCTGCATATTAAATTGTTGCTGCATTCCGGCAAGATTTTGCGCTAATCCTGCGCCTGCTCCGCCCAAGGCATTTTGAAAGGCAGACGATCTCATGCCGCCCATTCCCGCAAATTGTTCTGATAACTCGGGAACTGTTTGCTCCTGAAACTGAGTTTTATACACGTCCGCAATTGGTTCAAAATCCGCTGATGGAAGGTTTTGCATTCCCCCCATTCCCTGCGATAATAATTGCTGCAATGCTTGTTGCTGTTGTGGATCAAACCGACCCATTTGGGTTACTGAGCCACCGGTTGGTAATTTCATATTTCTTATGCCATTCATGCCGTCATAATTCATCACTTGACCGGCACTTGATCGGCCACCAGACATGAGGCTATTCAGTGAATTCGCTGCACCCAGTCCGGCTCCAATCATGGATATAATTGACATTGGATCCATATTATTCTCCTAGGAGTTAGAAAACTTTTACTATACTATTTGAGATCTCATGTTCAGCATAAAACAGAAAATCTAAAAATAGGTAGTATTATGGCAAATCCAAACGAATTAAAACAAGGTCAATTTCTCGGAACTACGCAGATATATGACCTTGATGTTAAAGCGCAAGATGCAGCTGATTTTAATGTCAGACTTCGTCAAAATCTTAATAATATGGTTATCTCATTAAATGCAAAAGTTGCTGGTTACTACTCACAAGAGGAATATATAAATGGAAAACTCTTCTATCCTGATTATACTCGGGTTGATGGCTATAATGATGCTCCTCCGACTTTCCGTCAAGTTTACTCAAAAACCATTCCAATAGGTGCACTTCCCGGAGGCGGTCCGTATCCACAAACAAAAAGCACAGCGCACAATATATCGGGATTCCCGGCAGCCGGACCGACAACTTTTATTGGTGTAACGGTAACAGGCTGCGCAACAGATCCCGCCAACTTACGATTTATTCCGTTGCCGTATTCTTCATCTGTACTCGCAAACAACATTGCAGTTGAATTAAATGGCGCAAACATTGATATCATAGTAGGAGCTGATTATTCAGCTTTTACTGATGCATATGTGCTTGTGGAATATATAAAATACTAAACTGAGCTTCTGGTTCCGGCACCTTCAGCATAGAACGTCATTGAGTTTATAGAAAATGGTGCAAAAACAACCTCTTTGGTGTAAATATATTCATCTCGTAAGCTCAGTACCATCTGAATGCATTCACCATATCCATGAATGTAAATCTCTCTATACAGTCGACTTCTGTTTACCTCAAACGGTAATGTTGGCAATGGATACATCTCTATAATGTTATCACCAAGTATCGTATCTGATGAAACTGCTGCTTCTGTCATGCCTTCGCTATTTGTATCACAAAAATAATCGAATGTTAAAATACCCGAAGAGGATTTATCTACATCAAATGCAACCTGATTAACCTTTAACATAGCCGCATCAGGATAAAAATTGTACTCCTTGGTTTTTATGTATGGAATACTTACCAAGGCAATCGTACCGCTTCCTGCATATGCTCCTACAGGAGCAACTTCATCCTCTTGCGCCTCAACAGCTACGTCATCTTCACCAACAATTTCAGTAACTTTATAGATTATGTCGTTAAAACCGCTTGTAAACCCTTCAGCATTTTCCAAGATGACATAAGAATCCAGAGATAAATTGTGATTTATTGCAGTTATTACAACAGCTGGCCATGCACTTGTGTCAGCTTCAGTTATTTGCAACGCAGCTGCATTTCGTGATGTTTCACGGTCCATTATAAACGTAAAGCCCTCCTGGTTTCCTGCAATAATATTCTGAAAGAGTGATTGCCCGGTCCCTTCATTCCACCTGCCTGTATCTTCTGACCATACAGATGTGTCTCCTCCCCATGTAATATCATCATTATTCTGATAATATCCAAAAGCGGTAATAGAGTCGTCAAATTTGGCCCACGCTGCATTCATATAGTTATAAACTAATATCTTATTGGGGAATGTCGGATTGCTAATCTGATCAGGATATGACCACATAGCGATCTCATTAAAATAATCTCTTACACCTGCAATTCGCTCTACACCACTATTGCCATTATGTAACTGATTTACAAAGTCAGGTATTTGTTCGTCAATTCTTTTAACCAGCAGACCGTCACATGCATGAACACCAGTTTGCCCTACGCCAAAAACAACCTTATCCAATAAAACACTTGAGAACGTAGACTCTGCACCGAGGGAGTCATCAATCGTTTGCCATACAAATGGAGTTGCATAATTACCTGTATATACAAGTTCCCACGTACTTCTTTCAAAGTAAACTATAAGCCTGTCTTTAAGTATTCGTGCACTTATAATCGCCTGTTTGGTTGGAGCATCTGCCCAACCACCGACTCCTGGCACCTCTTCGTACCAAGAACCTAAGCAGGAAATTGCAGCTCCAGTCGAGAAAATAGGCGACCTGTTCCACGACCATCGGGCTCTTTGCGTAAAGCTTGCATTCTGTGAGGTTCCCGCGCCATTATCAACCGTTTCTAATGTATTTAAACAAACCAGCCTATCTTTAAAGGGAAGAATTATTCTGGCCGACTGTAATGTATAGTTTGCAGGTAGTGCAGCTCCCGTTGCCGTCTTTCTTGTTTGTGGCTGTATCGCATTCCATGTACCACCAGTCCAATACTGAATTAAATCATTTCGATTGTGATTTACCACGAAAAAAGTGTAATCGTCGTTTGCAGCTCCCCGATAATTGCAAGCCCAAAAGAATTGAGCATCAGTTGCTGACCAGGCACCAAGTCCAAGTCGATCCCAACCGACACCATCTCGTTTATAGGCAAACTGAGTATCAAAGCCAATAGTTGACTCATTATTAATTGCTTCGCTTTCATAATAATGTATTCCCATCACCGGATCGGCCGGATAAAAATAAATTTGTGTGTTTAATGCGGCTCCAGTAAATGTAAACTGGCCCGTATCCGTGTCAAATGTTCCCGTTCCTGCTCCGGTTGACATTAAAGCTTGCGGCCCCGTGCCGCCACTGGAAGTAATTACAGTAAATATCTCATTGCCAATCGAAAATGCCTGTCCTACCTCAAATATTGATCCCGGAACAATCCCTGCTGCTGCACCTGCACCATCCGTTGTTCCACCACCTGCGCCGTCCGGATAAAAGTATATTTGCGTTGTAATTGCAGCTCCTGCAAATACGTATGCTCCTGTAGTCGTATCATATGTGTATGTTGTAGCGGTTCCTGTGGTTGTCATAGTCCCCGGAGTTCCATATTCAACAACAGTGAAGATTTCATTTGCTATAGAAAATTTCTGCCCAACCCGATAATCAGTGCCAGGAACCGTGGGACCAACAGCGCCGCCAACACCGTCAGTTATGCCAACACCCGCGCCTCCGCCAAGTGCAACTTCAGAGCTTGGCAAAGCAATTCTTAGGCGTGATCCTAAAGGAATAGCATTGTCTGTATATGTTGTTGGAAATAACCGACTTCCTATACGCTTTCTTACTAATTCTCTCCATACAAAAGCATTTTCAAGAGACTCAAAGGCGTTTTCAGGCAACAACCATGGCTTGCGATCTGTTTCAGTTCCCTGATTATATGGTCCTATAAAAAATGCTTTTTTTGGCATATTAATATCCCATTATTATAAACGTACAAGCAGCATTATAATCTGCGCCTGTTGATTCGTTCTTACCTTCAATTCTTAATGTAGCCGTAGTTGGAAACGCACCGGTAGCTGTACAACTTACAAATCTGGCTATTGACCGCGAAAACGTATTTTTAGTAGAGACAAGCGCCCAATCAAAAACAACCGTTGTGAAGTCCGGTCCCCAATTAACAACAAGATCTTGTGCTCCATCAAAAGTATTAGAACCCCACTTTACAAGCAATCCTGATGGCAGATATGTCCATCCAACACTCGTTTTTCCAGCTTCGGTCACAGGTATTGCAGCGCCACCATTTTCCCGCTGAAAGAACAATTCAGTTGCATTAGAAATTGCACCTTGTTTTGTATATAATGCTCCCTCATTTACTGCTGTTCCAGGATCTGCACCTTGCTCAGGAAGTTGAATTATCTTATGTTTGCCATCATTGGCAACTCCGGCACCTAAATTATAATGATTTGTATTCCATGTAGTCTCTATTGTTGCAAAATTTTGTCGTATGGGAGCCTGCGTTATATTTCTTTGCTGAGGCGCTAAAGGCGTATCATTCCATGCCATAATTTATCCTTTAATAAAAACCGTTTCCCCACCACCTGTTGGGGGCCTTGGTATTATAAATTGTAGCTGCTTCTTTTCCCTGGTTTTGAACGAGCGTTCTGCGCTGAACCAAGTTCTCTTGTTCTTTAAACATAGGCATAATCTGAGCCAATGTATCAGTATCTACCCGATCTTCCAGTATTCTTTTTGCAGCACCCCAGGCTATATAGCTCCAATGTTGCTCAAGCTCAGGGTAATCTGCATCATTTTCAAGCGCATCAGGACGAACATAGGCATCCATGGTAATGCTGTAAACGGCATCAGGAACAGGTCTGACAATAAATTTATTTTCATAATATAAGACCGATTGAGGTTTGCCCAATGTGGATGGAACTGCATGCACATAAATCTTTGCACCTGCATCAGGTGCCTGTGGAAACGTAAATGAATATACGCCAGTCTTGTAATTTATTGATCCATACGCAGCTGCGCCCTCTGGCCAGACAAGATCGCCATCAATTAAAAATTGGCCGGTAGTTGCACTTCTTTGCGGCGAATCCGTTATTACTAACTGCTCGCCATTTGCATCGTACGAGCTAAATATGACCGAATACGGTACAACCGGAGCACTTGAAAGCGTACCCGCATAAAGAACTGTCGCTCCATCTCCAGTCGCTATCTGTATTCGCTGTTGGGTTGGCGGATACATACTATAAAATTCATCACGTGATTGGCTTAAATATATTTTTGTTCCATCACAAAAGACCGGCGTGCTTTCAGTGATATAGGCATTCTTAAAGTTATATAATGGATCCTCTTCACGTATAGGCGCACCGGGTCCTGATGTAGTTTCATATATATCTATATACGGTGTCGTGTAAAAAGTAAGCGTCTTTTTAAATGTAAATAGCCGCAGATTTTCCGGCATATCATAAATAAGAAAATCATTTATATAACGAAGAAGCTCATTTTCAGTAATTTGTGACGTAGAAGGCGCCTTGATTATTCTACGAACTTTAGTTTTTATATCCGCTAATGTTGCCATAATTCTCCTTAACTTACATTCCTAAGACTAAGATCTGTTCTCGATGTTATATTACCAATCGGAATCACCAAAGCAGTAGAATAATTATAAGGCGGTTCTACGGGGGCCAAGAAGGAATCGTAGTTAGTAGTGTTAATATCCATACTGAAAGTGTCATCACTCAATACGGAAATCTTTCCTGTCTTATTGTTAATCTGGCTCATGCCAAAACTATCAGGTACCAAGATCCTTACAATAATATCAGACTCATAATCGTGATCGATAGTTGTTTGTATAATTACCGGATTAGATTTTGATATGGACAATATCTGTCGCATTGCTGGTTGAAATCGCGGATCAGGATCTGTATACCAAATAGTCATTATAGGCCTATTTTTTTCTTAATGGGGGTAATTTTACCGATTTCACCTCATCAATATGCGTTGTTCCCAGATCTTGCATATCTATAAACTCAAGACTCTCCAACATAAACCTTCTTTTCCTGCTTTGTGTGGTCATAGTTGGCCGTCCACTGGAATCTAGAAGATATTTATGTTCAATTTGTCCGACATTATTATTCAAATGCTTTATAAGATGAACCGGCAATTCATAATCTTTGCCATCTTCAAGCTCATATTGCATAAGTGGATCTTGCTCATATTTTCTGTAAGGAAATGACACCTTTCCACCCGGCATTTCAAGGTTTCTGAATCTTACCTTAACGCGCTGACTCTCCTTCTTATACAAAGCATCTAAATCTGCCGGCGCCTTCTTAACCCGCGTTCCTGTTTGAATTAATATTTTCTCACTCTGACTCATAAAACTCCTTAAAAAGGGGAGGGGGAATCCCCTCCCTATTACTATTCAGCTAAGTTAGAAAATGATTTTCCTGCTATCCAGTAGATTTCATCGTTGTTGCTTCCCGCAGGGTTCACCGTTCCGGCGACCAGTCTCATTCCTACATATGAAGTATTTGTCACTGCATCTGCAAGCAGATCAACCGCACCCAATAACGCTGTTCCTGTATCCATTCCAACTGGAACTACTGTTGCAAATGTAGCCGGATAAGATGCTGGAAGTGGGAACGTAAAGGCTGTAAACGCAGTCGAGTTTATATTGGTTGTTATGGTTGAAGCTGTAACAGCTGTGACTGTTGCTTCTAAGCCATTTATTTCGGTCATACTGTATGAATCGTCAGCCAAATTAACCCTAATTTTCTGACCTACTGTATAACCATGCGGAACAGATGTAGTTATAACAGCATTTGCTGCTTGAGAAATATTTACGATATATCTCCAGCGCGGGTAAAAAATTGGATCGTAGGGGATCCTTCTCCAGAATCCAGCTGTTCCAGCTGCACCAGGAGCATTTGCCATCGCATAAGCCATTCTAAAGCTTGTATTTGCCACTAGCGTGTCAATAGAGAAATCCCAACCGCCAAGTGTTTGAGCAGCTGTTACACTTGAAAGACGAACAATATCACCATCAGACAGGCCAGCAGTGCTTCCGGTAGCGACTACTGGTTGTGTCGCATTTGTTGTACCTGTAACTGCAACTGCCGCAGATGGGGCTGTATTTGAAGTATCAACTAAAAAGAATCCGCCACCTGCAGCAATTTGGTCAACCGCAACGGTTTGGTCTGCTGCTGGATGGTAATATAGAAGGCCGCGACCATCAGTCATTCCACGCTGCCAGTAAAATTCAAATCCATGTCCATTATTTGCAGCATCGGCTTCTGTAAGGTTTACTACACGCATCCAATCAACACCGGCAGGAAGTACAATGTTTTTTGCGTTTCCGTCTGCAGTAAATGAACCTTGTATTAATATTGTGTTATCCATATTTATTCCTTAAATATTGCGGGTTGCACGCATGTTAATAACCCAGGCATCATTTACAATTCGCGATGCAAATGCCATCTTCCATGCAACAGACGCATTTTGAGCTAACGGATCTGAATAAATTGGAGGTCTGTATATAAACTGACTTCTATAACGATCCTGCTCAACCATCATTACGCCTTCTGTTGCAACGCAGAAAATATTTAAGACATCTGCGCCATTTGCTGAGGCATTTGGAGTAATCGAACCATCACTAGACACAAAGAATCGAAGATTCTGAATTGAGCCCCATTCTGAAGGCAACAATGAAGCTTGTGACGGATATTTAGATGCATGCAAGAAATCATTAACCGAGTTAAGATCAGCCGTAATAGAGGTATGCGCTAAAGCCATGTATGCCGATCTGATTGGACCTGTGCCGAACTTATCTGTTCCCTCAATATTATCGGCCAATGTTTTTGCATCATTTCCAAGCAATGCTTGAACTACAAATGAAACGTCAGCAGAGGTAATATTTGTTGGGTTATCTCCGTTTGTTCCACCAAGACAGTTGATCATTGCTGCAGTTGCAGCCATCATATCACGAACCAAATTGTCTTCAGTTTCTCTCAGTTGGAAACCGGCGCGTACTGAGTGATTAGTTAAAACTTTGTCCTGATTTTGCAAGGAAACCTGTTCGTTGATTTCATACCATGCGCCATAAAACTGCATTTCAACGTCAATATCTACACGATCGAGATTGGTTGACGGAGGTGTAACACCTGTATTTCCTAATGGAACCAATGCGGGATCGGGTTTTGCATACCTGCTGAAACGTGCTGTATTACCGCCATTTGCAGGCATTAACACTTTCTCGCAGGGCAATGTATGAATTAAATTAGGGGTTGGCGTGCTAAGCATTCTCTCAATAAAGGTCTGTTGAACCTGTGAGGGCATCAGCGTTGTGGTTGTTACTGCCATAATTATTCCTATTTTATTAGAATAAACAAAACAATTCAAAGAACTGGCGAAGTTCAATACAGCCTAGGATGGCGAATCCCAATACAGCCTGGGTTGGCGAATCCCAATACAGCCCGGGTGAGCGAATCCCAATACAACTCAAGTTATGTATAACAATAAAAATCAGAAATACACAAGAAAAAAGGCTACCCCGAAAGGTAGCCCAAAAGGAGAGTAGTTAATGAAGAACTTAATAACCCTTTAAAATAGCCTTCGTTTCGGCCCAAATCTCCTTTTTGCGTTTATCGGAGAGTCCATGAGCAAAAGCATTGGCCTGAGACAATGGACTGTCTGTTTCAGACGGCCCTATTGATGAAGCAGGTCGAGGCTTTGCCATATTTTTATCAATTGATTCTTTTTGCCTGGAATAGTCGGGCTTTGATAATCCATAACGCTTGATCATCTTATATGTGGCAACAGCCTTACTATAAAAATCAGGATTTACCGATAACGTTGCATATACTTCAGGCTCAGAATCCTTAAGCATCTCTATTGTGTCTTTTGTCACAACCTCTGAAAAGTCTGGAAACCGCGAACGAACTTCAGATTCTACCATCTTTGACTCTATTTGAGCCATTCGTTGTTCATTGCGTTTTCGCTCTTTCTTAAGATGACGTGCCTCTATGAGATCATCATCACTTAGATTTTCTTCTTCAGGTTCTTGTTCTGGTTGCTCTGGCTTGTACGAACTGAGCCTTTTGATGAGTTCGTCACGCTCTCTCTCTGCCCGCTCTTTTTCCTCTCTGAGGACACGCCAGTTTTTGACTGACTCGGTGTACTCTTTTTCTTGCGGGGTTTGCGCGGCTTGCTCTTCTTTGGCTTTGGGCTCCTCTTGAACAGATTCAGAAGGCTCCTGAGTAGTTTCATCAACATTCTCCATGGGTTCAGTATTTTCAACCATATAACTCCTCTATATGTTTATCACTCTTATTAACTATTTCCAATGCCTTATGCAATAATGTTCCATCGTTAAAATCCAAGGCTATTTGCGTCATTTCAGGCGCTCTTGAATAATACTCAATTGGATTTTCAATTATTGATTGAACTGTATGTTTTTCAGGAATTGACCAAAGACACTCTATTTCATCAACCTTGCGATTATACGCATAAACCGTCTGATCATAATGAGGCGTAGGACAACTAAGCCTGTGAAAAATATAATTTCTGACAACATTTGGCATTAACCGTTCACGCTTTGATTCAATTACCACAAAGAAGTTCCCCAAATACGATTTAATTCCATCATTAACGGTATTTTCCAGCTTTTTAGTGATATCTTTAAATTCTTCTGGAATTATATCGTTGACTTCATGCTTGTCTGCGCTCTGTGACAATTCTTGCGACAACTGTCCTGCGGTTTTATTACTATTTTTTGTCATTTCTCTCCTATACTGTAAGAAACGAAGGAGTATTTATGAAAAAAACACTGCTATTGTTCTGTACCATACCACTTTTTTGCATGGAACAAGAAGAAAAAAATCGTGACCGTAAAGGTTCTATTACAGTTACTATTGATCGTGGCTATAAGAAAAAACATCGGGCTGCATATAAACTGGCGCACTCCGCACTGAACGGTCACACCGACGAACACATAGTAAATGCAATTGGATATGCCCTGGAAAAGGATAGAGAGGGTCTTCTCTATCAAAAGATGCCTCAAAAAAGAGCAAAAGCTAAAAAAGCAGTTAGCGACAAAGCTATTAATCAAGAAAAAGCTGTTCGCTATATAATAAAAGAGTTGCTAGAACAGAAAGAAGAGAAAGAAAAAGAAGCTGCAAGCCAATCAAAGAAAAAATACACTGTTGCCCTAATTGGCGCAGCTACGACGTTAATAAGTACAATAACCACAGCTCTTGCCATGTACTTCAATCAGGATTCTGCCGAATAACGCGCTCTGACAGACGCTTCTGCTTTTTGTTTACTAGTGGAATAGCCTACTATCTTCCAGCTATTTCCTTCTTTTTTTAGTATTTGCCAGCCCTTTTTTGTTTTTCTTCCTGTTTTCCATGGCATTTTTAGACCTTTCCATCTTTTTTTCCATCTTAGCAAGCTCTTTATAATAATTTTTAGATTCCAGCAAGTGAGCTTCAGCAATTTTAGCTGTCTTATTTAGGCTTCCCTTAGTGACATTAGTCTTATTGGATATTCCACCCTTACTTTTAGGCCCATGTTCAAGCTCTACAATTATCCCCTTATGAAACTCTTTTAAGGGAATCTTATTAGTGTTAATTTTTAGCTCTTTAGCAAGCTTTTTGGCTTCCGCCATTGTTTTCTTTGCCATTATTTTTTCTTTCGTTTGCGTGACACCTTCTTTAATGTTTCTGCTAAATGAGCACGCTTGCGTGTCTTTTTATTCTTGCTTTTCTCTGCTTTTTTAATCGCGCTCATTGGAATGTTTTCTTCTTCAGGAACACCAAGAGTTTTTGAAAGTGCACCAGGTTTCTTAATTGCGCCGGCTATCCAATTCTTCTTTTTTGTCTTAGACTTTTTTGGGGCCACTTTAATCCTTTAGGAGTTATAATGTTAAATCTTTATCTTTATATTTTATTATTAATTCAGCCGATAGAAATATATGACTTTATCATATGGAAAGAAAGCAATATTGCTATAATCCATGAAGAGATCAAACTTGCCTTCAATGTCGAAGATGTCTGCGATATAGTTCACACTAAAAAGCGGACCATTCCTGATCCGCTCCGAATTAAATAACTGTTTATTCATATCTCTTTTATCATTTCACAATAAAATCGATTTAAGTGTTTACCACTTACCTATTTTGTTTTTTCTATTAAAAAACTTAATATCCTCCTTCATTTGCCTATCGGCTGATTCCAGTGTGTCACCATACATATAACCATCACCTCCATATGGACATTCAGGAAACATGCCCATCTTCTTTTCTTGTGGAAGATTTGCAGGAGCTGACTCATCATTCATGACGAATGCAGTCTTGTTATAATAGCGTTTTGCCATCATACACCTCTTGTAGAAACTGCGGCTTTACCCGCAAGGATTATACCCTCTATCTACCCCAACTCTCCTTGAGTTGGACCAGGCAATATTGGATTACTTTCTTCTACCATAGTTTCTTGCTGAGGAGAAACAGTTTGTGGCTGCCTAACCTCTCCAAGATTCTGTGCTTCTTCTTGTTTTGCCTCAACTTTAGCACCAAGCTCTTGTGCTTGTAATACTTTTGTAAGTTCAATAAGTGTTCGCAAATTACCTAAATCAATTGACTCAAGTTCTTTGAGCGACTTTACTATATCAAGCACTCCAGACATACGATCTTTAGCTGCTTCTGCTCTGTTTTCTATTGCAGCACTTATATTCTCGTCTACACGAGATGCTCTTTCAAGCCCTAAACCTCTGTCAGCCATTGCCCGTGATTGAGCCAATTCTGTTCTGGCCTGTGTTTCTTGCATCTGCACTTGCTGAGCCATCTGTTGCTGTTGCTGCTGGGCCTGTTGCTGTTGTTGCATCATCTGTATAAGCTCTGTTTTATTTTGTAGCGTTGTATTTTCAATAATAAATTCATCAGGTATTGGTATACCAACTTCACGCAAGTGCAATGCTTGTGCAAGCGCCTGCTGTCTTTGTGTTGTTGTGTTAATACCATCTTCTACCGCGCAATCATATTTTCCAAAATGCTTGTTATAAAATTGTTGCGATGGCTCCTGCTCAATGATTCTTTTTACTTTACCCGGAGAGAAATTATTCTGGACTACTTTAAGCATGATTCTTCCAAGAAGCTTTTGACTGTAATCGAGCTTATCAAATAGAGACTGCAGCGTAGTAAGTGCTGCACCTTGACGAAGCATACTGAGGATTCCTGCTTTATCATCGGTTGCAGCACCAAGGAGTTCCTCACTTACACCAGATATTTGGTTAAGTTCTTCACCAAGGATACGTGATAATTCAATTGTGGTAGGCGGAATAGCCGGGGCTTCAATTCGTTGAATATCACCCATCTGAGCAGTTGCCTTAAGCGCAATACCTTTACCTTCTCCGGTCATAAAGACATCGCTGGGATCTACAAGTGCATCTTCTTTGTATACCCATCCCGAATTGACCTGTGATTCCAATGTTGCAAGCTCTATAACTTTTCTTCTGTTGTACAGGAACTGCGCATCGCGAAGGCCACGAACTACACCTTGTAGACGTAATGAATATGAAGGGAGTTGCGGATTATAATAGGCAACTACAGGAACAAATGGGTATGTATCTATGCCTAATGGATTAGGTCCATCGTAAAAAACCCTTCCTTCAATGACGACAGCCATGTTAACAGTAGGAATCGTTGTTTTTTTGAGCTTAACCTGTGGATATTGCATAAGAAACCTATCAAGGGTCTCTTTATCATCAAATGTCCACTCGAGCGTTTCACCGGACTCCATATCAACAAGAATATTTTGCTTGCGATATGTGCGATAATAAAACTCATCATAAGCAAGCAATCGGGCACTATCAACACCATAATTCTCTGGCATGTACATAAACTTGCCGTCTTTGCCGTTAGAAGACCCTCTAACCTGATAAATTTCTTCTTTATGTTGTGGCATAATAGAGGCTGCATCAGCTGGAGAAAGATAAGACCTCTTCCAAATGTAGTTACAATCAGAGAGATCTTGCTTTCTCCAGTAAGGATCCATTAAGAAAGAGTTATATGCGCAGTTGTCAACTTTGATATCACCCGAAATGGGATCATTGCGATAATCAGCCCAGACATGCAAAAGACTAAGACCAGTTACAACGGCGCCGTGAAACGCATCAGAAATTGTCTCTAAAATTCCTTCTTGACGATTAAGCCACATCATAATTTTTGTGAACTGATCGGCTGTCAATTCATCATTATTTTCGACCGGAATAACGGTTATAGAGTTTCTATTGCGCCGTTGATGACCTGAAATCATCTCAACAATACGCCTTGTTCGATTAAAATTAAATTGTTTTCTCTGAAAAGCGGTCAATTGATAACGCTCCGGCCAAATTGTTTGGTCGCCAGCCTCAACACGGGTATCAAAGGCCGCCTCTGCCCAATAAGCTTGATTATATGAAACACTATCAATGTAGCACTTCTCCATATGCTTCAATAAGGAGGAGTACCTGCCATCTTGATTAAAACTTGTCTTTGGGAATATCATGAACATCCTTACTGTATGGATTTTTTCTAATCTACACAGTAAGTCTATTAAAGCTAAAGAGATAATAACAAGGTTTTATTTGCGCCAGCTTTATGGCTTGCCAGATTTTTCTATATACACCCTATGTAACGCATCGCCAATCAACCTTCGAATCGTAATCCCACTCGTAACAGCTAGCAATCTTATCACTTGATACAACTCTTTATTCAATTCAACTGTAATTTTCACTTTGTCAATTTTAGATATCTTATTATGCATACTTGACTCCCTTGTTTTATATGGTAATATGGTTATATGGTAACCCTGCAGGACGTTATTGTCAATTAATTATTATGAAGGAATTGTATGAATATAAACAAAGTGCCTTTAATGGTGCTAATTTTAGCGTGCTCTTGTGGAATATCTGGAGATACGCCGACATCGTCGCAACTTAATACATTTGAACAAACTAGTAAGAGGAAACCGACAAGAGGAGTCTGGAGGTCGGTACTTGCGCATTATATATATTATAATGCAGTTAATCCCCTATTAAAGTTGACAAGTTTTCTTTGCAAAGATGAGATGAAAGAACAATAAGGAATTGTTATGAAAAAAGTACTAGCGGTGCTATTGATGGGAACTATGTCGTTGAATATATGTGGCATGGAAGAAGAGCTAAATGCCTTTAAACCAAATGATATTAGTCATGTTAAACTACTTAAAAAGGGTGGTATATTTTCTACTCATGATGGCCAAAAACGTCGCATGATCAATCCCGCCTTCATAGATAAACGTATTAAAATACTAAAGCCTGGACAGTTAAAAACACTTCTATCTAACGACTTCTACCTCAAGCTTAACAAGTTTAACAACTCGGATGATTATAAGCTTGAGCTTGCCGGCAGACAAAGAGGTGGTGGACTTGGGCTAGCAATATTAACTTTTGTTGGCGGAACCGCAGCTGTTATTGTTTCAAACATAGCCCTCGTCAAAAAGAACGAACATAAGCCCGTAGCTGCTGGGACTGCTGCCGGAGCATGCACAATGACAGGCATGGGGCTTGTCGCCGACTTAACTGCAAAAGCCCTTGCTGTTCCAGGATTCTAAAGGAGCAAAAATGTTAAATATATCCTATATAAAAGCCAAGCTGCCTTATTTTATAGGCATTATAGCGTGTAGCTTAGGTTTTAATTATATAAACGGGGCAGACATATTAAATGATTGGATGTTGGCAATTAGTTTTTCTATTGCAGCAATAATACTTCCATCTGCATGCCTACAAATAACAGGTAAATATAACCCGCTTAAAACGGCGTTATTTGTGCTTCCGCTTATATTCACATATGGCTTTATGTGGTATACAGGTGATATGACAGCATCATGCTCTATAAAAATGTTTACTTTGTGTTTCTTATTAATATTTCTTGTTCATAAAGCTGCATACGCTAAAGAAACCAAATAAACACTTCTTGAGTTACAACTACTAACTCAAATTACACTGCAAGCGGGTCTTTAATGGCCCGCTTTTTTAGTGCAGGCGTATATCATAATAGCGGATTGTAGAAATACCACACAAAAACCCCACTAAAAAACTTCTTTAAATGGTGAACCAAAATCTTTATTTCCGTATACAGCCTTCTGATAACGATCTTGTAGCTGTTCCGGCGTAGATTCTTTTGACAACTTATTCAAAGATATACACGCCATTCTCCATGCATCACAGGCGTGCGAAAATTGATCGTGCAACGGCCTGTCGTGATACACTTTTCTTAAGTTATCAAACTCTTTTCTATAGTTTTCCAGAGCCTTGATGAATTGTCCACACTTAGACTCATCAATCCAACAACGAGGCAAGACAGTTCTTACGGCTTCTATGCCATCGTTAATAGATAAACGTGGCGCTACGGTGAAATTTATACCAAGATTGCGCGCCTTCTCCAGTCGTGACATTCCCGACCCCCATTCACGCACACTTATATCATGAGGCGCTATGTATTTTCCATAAATATACTCTTTATCCTTGAGAACTTGTACGTAATGCTCAAGACCTTGAGAGTGATTCTCATAGTAATCAATTATGTGAATAACTGTTCCAATAACCTGAAAGAATATAAGCACGGTTGAATCTCTCATGCCAATATCACACGCTACATGCACAGGAAACCCAGGCTCCCACGGAACATCGCCTATTTTTCCTTCAAATCTCATCTTGTCAACATACCTACCATAATATGAGCCTTCGATTCCTATTGAAAAGTCACAAAGGTATTCTTGAGCTGCAAGTTCCTCTGAAATCTCACCATTGCGTATATCACATTGAATAGATTCCCATGGGATATGTCCAGTGTCGTGAACCGTAAGCAACTCGCAATACCACTCAGGGCTGTTTTTTGCAATCTGATATAAATCGTAAAAAGCTCCACGCCCACGTGGCGTACTTATGATAACCACAGTTCCATCATTTGCGTTCAAAATAGGCCGAACAAACTTATATGCTCTATCGTCCGCCAAAGCAAACTCAGAAAAAACAACCATAACCGGGTTAGTTCCTACAAGAGACGTATCATATGTGTCGGACCCAATAAGCCTGATAATTGATCCATTAATCAATTCTATTAGCATTTCTTGAGAATTCTTACGCTTAATTAGTTCTGGCGGAATGCAATCAAGAAAACGTTTTCCATCATTGGTTATTGAATCCCAAACAACTAGTCGTGCTTGCTTAAATGTGGGTAAACAATAGAAATATGATCCGACCTTGCGAAGAGCACACCGCAACATCATATTGAATACCACAAAATCTTTTCCAGCTCGCCTACTCCAGATTGCCAATATTTTCTTATATTTTCCCTCTTCTATAACAGAAGCAAGCTTATATTGATAATCACGCGGCTTAAACTGATTTAACTTGACCTGTGTGGCAACCCTCATTTTTTCTCATTCGAAAACTTACGCCATTTCATTCTTCACCTTTGAGCTTATCAATTATAACAACAGTATGCTTATCTTCATCACCATGCTCAGATTTTTTAAGATCAGACCAATAAGAATTTACATCTTTCCAGCGCTCAGAATAGCAGTGAAGAGATCGCAAAATGGGGCCATCACGGTATTGTCCCTTAATCATACCTTTTTCTCTGCGCGCAGTAAGAAGTGTGCGTATATGCTTATAGGTATCTGCCAAGATTTCGTGTTTCTTTGCCCAACGACTAAACGACGTCTCTTGAATGCCCTCTTTTGAATAAAACTCTTCCATAGTTAATGTATCAGGATCGTCAAAAAACTCCAAAAGACGGGCACAAAGCATCTCTATAAACGTCTTTGAGACCTCCCGTTGGTTCCATGAGTTCTTGAATTTAAAATCTAAGAGTCTTTCTTGTTGTTCGGGCGTATCATACTTTATCGCTCTCTTTTTCTTTTTCATCTTTATCCAATTCTATAACGAGAAACTCTGTACGCGGTATGCGGCCATAGAGCTTCTTACATTCAAATTCGGCTATTATACAGTCCTCCTTCCACAGTATTCCAGTTCCGAGGTCCATTATAAGCTTAAGCAAATTATCCGCGTCTGGGCGATATATGTGGTGATCTCCAGGGTGCGTGGTCCTGTGGGTCTTGGGTATATGGAAATAGAATAGTGCTTCAAGGCGAAGAGGTCCTTGATAGTAAGGGTTCTCTCCATGTTGATGCTTGAGGGTTAGCTGAGATACAAGCTTGAGAGTCTTTTGTGGATCGAACACTGTCCGTGTATGCTTGGCGAACCTACAGCGGGCTAGAGGAATGGGATCTCCTTCAAGGATATATAAAATATCATCCATGGTTATCTCCTTTGGTTTGTTTTTTTATACCATGTGGATGACAGTTCGTATAGGGCTGTCGCTTTTTATGGTGGACGTTGGGGCTGTGTTATGATTGATGGTTTCCCAAAAAATGGAAAACACACATAAAGAAAAAGACATTTTTTGTGAGGTGGTACGTAAGCTTTTTGGAGGTAGTTAGAGGTAGTACGTAAGCTTTTTAGAGGTAGTTAGAGGTAGTACGTAAGCTTTTTCAGAGGTGGTACACAAGCAAATAGTAGGTAGTACGTAAGCTTTTTCAGAGGTGGTACACAAGCAAATAGTAGGTGGTACGTAAGCTTTTTGGAGGTAGTATACTTATCGGAACAACAAAATGCTTTAAACGGTGAAACGTTATCTCATTATTAGTGGTTATGCGCATTCCCCTTTTTTGGGTATTAAGCTGTTGCAATTGACTGTTGAAACGAGCGCTTATTGTTTTGTTCAAAAAGTTGATTAAGTTCTTCTGTGCACGCTTCAATTTGGTTTTTACAGAAAGTTATACTTGACTCTCTTGCAAACTCATTAAAGCTCTTTACGGGATCTTGTAAAAGCAAAGTACACTTTTCAATTTCCTCTTTAAGGAATTCGATGCGCTCATCAGGAACAACAACTTTCTTTTTGTAAGTATCGTAAGGAGACCAGCCAAGATTTTTTGTACGTTGTTTAAATTTCACAACAAGGGGACGAGGTTCTTCGTTTTCTATAAGTTTAGGAATTTTAGTAATCTCGCAAAGCTTGTAATAAAAGTTCCAATCTGGCGCAATGTGTCGCTGTTTACAGTAGTTTAAAAGCATAGACATAAGCCATCCCATGCGGTCACGAATTGGTTCTTTTGTTTTCTTTGTGCCTTCAACAACGGGGCGAACAAACGTAAGCACGTACTTAAGAGCATCTTGTCCGAAAGCGATAAGCTTGAATTGTTCTCGATTATTGAGTGACAATAGCGTTGTAAGTTCTTCGATTTCAGGGGTTATAAGAGCACTGCGAATACTCTCGTTGTTCATGAGATCTTGTACACGTGGATCACTTCCATTAGCCAGGAGCCATTCTTTTTGCAAATCGCTTATCATCTTCAACCCTCTCTTGACGTGCTCTTTTCTTTCTCTTTCCTGTTTTGTTAAAAACCCTTCCCCGTCCCCATCGATTACGGTCTGACTTTCTGTCGCTAACCACGCGCGCGCGCACGCATTATGGGGTATGGGGTTGTTAGATAAATATATATAATTAATATAATTATTACTCTGTGTGACATTTTCGCTGGCAGGCGGTACTAGATCGTATCTTTCAGAGTGTAATTCATGAAGCATAATATGCTCCTGCCTCTCTGCTGAAAGTGTGTTTATCCAGTATGAATAAGCATGCCTCCCTTTCTTAAGAGAATGAGACAATTTAAACTCATTTGGAGCATATTTATTCTCTTGATACTTAATCAAAAACCCATTATCCCGCAATTTATTGGTCGTGCGAACTACCGACCGCACAGAACAATTTGCACGCTCTGCAATGTATTTATTTGTCATACATATATGATCTGCAGTCCTAAAAGATAAAATAACCTCAGCTATACGACACTCAGTTCTACTAAGCCCGGACAAGAAGTTTTCTATGTTTTGATCGAAAAATAGACGATTTTCATGAGAAATGCCTGGCTTTAGCCATTTTTGTTTATTTTTTACTTGATTTTCGTGTGATTCTGAGTTATTCTTCATACTCATATTTGTTTGGCCGGGATCTTTGATCCTGGCTGGCTAAAAAAAATTTATAGGTCCTTTGGGGGGTACGCTATAAATTTTTTTTTGATCTATTTCAACGCAACGCGACTAATATACTAAATTTTTTCATCTCTTACAATTATCAAGCTTCTACACCCAAACAGCTTTATCATTTTTCTTATTACCTTCTTGCGATCTTCAGGTAATGACCTTAAAAAATCAATTACATCAAGCGTCATGTTCATTAACGTTATTCTCTAGTTATTTTTATCAATAAAACGCACTATTCTAACCAACGTTCTCCGCCGTATCTCCGCCCCCTTCAAAAACCTGCTGAGCGTGGTTGGCCCAATCCCTATGCGCTTGGAAATCTCAATCTCAGATAACTCCGAATTCATTACATAATCAAATAACTGCTTGCGGATCTCATCTACCATCTCTATATTCATAGCGTCCCACTTTCGATTGTATTGTTTATAAACTGTTGACATTACACAGATTACTGTTATTCTATATGTATGTCAACTATTTAACCCAAAAGGATAATGATGGAAATAAGAATAACTATACATGCACACAAAGATGAGTATCACAAAGAAAGCAAGCTGTTATCACGCATACCACAAGGAAGCGTGGATCTTATCGAAGAGATATTCTCAAAATTCTTTCTCCTTTATAACGGCGTTACCGGGCATCAATACACGGAAATAACATGTGAATGGGACAATGAATCACGAACCATAGGCCTGCAAGGAAATGCCACGTCAATAGATAGATTCATCAGCAATATAATACACAACCATATTGCTGATAATGAAGAACATGATGACGACTGCCATGATTGTGAGTCTCTCCATTTTCACCCAGAAATATATTACGAAAGAGATTGATATGAAATATACATTCAGAGAACTTATAGAGCTGCTTGATAATTACAGCCAAGACCCATTCAATCACAAGTCATGCTCTTTCGGAAGACCGGACGGAGATGACGACTTCATAACCGAATGCGACTGCTTTCAACACGACCTCATCAAACAGTTTCTTTTATGGGTGCGTGATAGAAATATAGGAAAAGAATGACGCAACTTCACTTGTTTTTCATAATGATAGCCAGTAATTTCACCATAATAATAATAATGCTAACCCTCATATACATGAGGATAAAGTGACTGAAGAACACAATAACCAAGAGGATAAAAAACATGAATGAGTGGGTAAATTTAATGAAAGATATTGGGGTGGAAGCAAGTGAAATTTTAAAAATAATAGCCCAATATAATGCTGATTTGGCAAACTGCCAGGGTCAAATAGGGGCAATTGACGAAGAAGAAACAGGCGGGTTCGGTAACCGTACATGGTCATACGCAGATTGGCGAACCATTAGAAATGAGACAAAGAAAATATTACAAGACAACGGACTCTCATGCAAGATTTGGCATGAACGAAATGGTGAAAAAATAGATATTATTGCAGAAGTTCGTCATAAGTCAGGATATTTTGAACAACACAGATGCCCTGCATTATTTAAAATAGACGCAGGAAAAGGAAAGGTAGAACATGCTGTTTGTGGGGCAATAACTCAATATAAACGCTATATATATAACGGACTATTTGGAATAACCACCGCAGAGGCAGACTCAGAAAAGAAGTCCAACGAGGTTAATGCGCAAGAAAATCCTGAAACAGAAAAAGAATCCAACTGGGTCAATGCGCAAGAAAACTCCGAAACAGAATTGCCTCCATGTCCAAAATGCAACAAGCCACTAAGAGAACGCAAAGGAGCGAACGGCCCCTTTTATGGATGTTCAGGATACCCTAAATGTAAATTTACCCTAGATGGCTAAAACGGAAAAAGTTCGAAAATAGTCCGATTGGGGTACCCTAACGAGACGGGACTCGAACAACCACAAGAACAGGATGCAATGACCAGAAAGAAACAAACTAGCCCACGAGACTATCAAGAAGAGGCCATTAAGAGCGTTGTAGGCGAACTTAAAAAAAACAATAAGGCCTCCTTGTCAATGGCGTGTGGAACAGGGAAAACTTTAGTTGGGTTGTGGATAGCAGAACGGTTAAAAGCAAAAAGAACAATTATATTTTTGCCGAGTCTTGCACTTATAAAACAGACAATTGAAACATGGAGAGCCAACACAAAGCTATACAGCAAAAACATATACTCTATATGCTCATTAACCAAAATGTATGACGATATATCGGCAAGCGAACTAAACAGTGAAGCGCTGTCGTCAAGAAAAGAAATCAAAGAAAAACTGTCTAAAAAACCCAACGACTATGAGGCTATATTTTGCACCTATCAGTCAAGTATTAATATACCAAAATCGATCGAGTTCTCCCTGGCCATATTCGACGAAGCCCATAAAACGGCTCACAAGAATCATGATGGATCATTCAGGTATCCTATTTACGACAAAAACGTATTAATTAATAAACGATTGTTTATGACTGCAACGCCAAAAGTATTTATATCTGAAGACTGTGAAGATTCCGCCTCCTATTCAATGGATAATCAAAACATTTATGGAAAAACCGTATTTTCACTTGGATTTGAAGAGGCGTTAAAACGCAAAATCGTGTGTGACTACAAGATAATTATTACTACGGTTAGTAGCGAAGAAATAAACCAATCGATAGACCCAAAAAAACAAATTGCGGGATCAAAACTTGAAACAAAAGCACTGGCGCTCTCACTAGCGAAGGCTTATAAGAGAATAGCGGCTTCACGATCAATATCATTCCATAGAACAATTAAAGATGCTCAGGCATTTTCCGACGAATTTAAAAATATTAAAGACACCTCAACAGCAAGCCTTCACATCAACGGAAAGATGTCCAACAAACAACGAGCATCTTGCTTAAAATCGTTTAAATCAGGCACAAGATCAAACATAAGTTGCGCCAGGTTTCTCTCTGAAGGTGTAGACATACCTACGGTAGACCTTGTGTCATTTATGTCACCCAAAAAAAGCAAAGTAGACATCATTCAGGCGGTTGGTCGTGTAATGCGAAACGCTCCTGGAAAAGAGTTTGGATATATTCTCTTGCCCGTTTTTATAAAAAAAAGCGATATCAACAATATAAATAATCAATTTTTATCGTCTGAATATAGTTACATATGGAAAATACTAAGAGCGCTTTCTTTTTATGATAAAACATTAAAAAATGAAACAACAGAGCGTATAACCAGTAGCGAAGATCAAAAGAATAGCAGAAAAAAAATAGTAATTATGTCCGACACAAATATTAATAGTGACTTATGTGATGCTATAGACCTTCACATTGTTAATAATATTTTTCACGATGAATGGATCGAAACGTTTGAAAAATATAAAAACAGCATTTTAAATAAATGCAAAGATGTGCCAAAAAAGGAAGCTAAACACCTATTAAAGTGGGCACGTCATCAACGATGGGCCTATAAAAATAAAACATTGAGCAACGAGAAACAAAAACAACTAGAAAGCGTAAACTTTAATTTTAACCCTATAGAATCCACCTGGAACGAGAACCTTGATAAACTCAAAGATGTTATTGCGTCTGGAAATATAGCCGAACTTACGAGCTGTAAAACGAGCGTATCTTTATGGCTCTACACCCAAAGAAGAAAAAACACAAATGGCCAACTTTCTAAAGATAAATTTAAAAATATAATGAGCGTATTAAAGAAAGCCGGTAAAGAAGAGCTGTTATCAACACTCAATTCTATAGACAAATCCAGAGCAGAAAAGCTTGATAGGTTAAAATCATATTATAAAAAGCATGGACACTGTAATATTAGTTATAAAGATGATAAAAATCTTTACAAGTGGACTCACAAAATTCGCGCACAAAAATTGAAGATCAGCGACAAAGACAAGCTTATTTTAAATTCTATGAAGTTCAATTGGAGCTACAATAAAAAAGTCGACACGTGGAAAGATAATTATCAAAAGCTTGTTAATTATTATAAAAAATATAAAACTTTTTCTTTTTCTAGTGAAAGAGCTAAAGAGAACTTAAGCTTATCGCGCTGGTGTGTCAGGCAGCGCGCACGATTCAAAAAAAATAAACTGACAAAGGATGAGAGGACATTACTTAAAAATATAAAGTTTTTAAGTTAAACACGGTCAATTGAAGGCGAATAAATATATATTAATAGATTAACGGGGCGACTTTCTATCTCCACGCGCATGTAATACAAATTTTCTGACTTGGGTTATCGCATGACTGAACTTTGATTTTGGCATCGAATCAAGACTGTTGATATTATATGCATTCATCAATTCCTCAGCAATATCAGGAAATCCATTCAGTTCAGACTCAAGCTCGTCAAGCTGTTCCTTTGTAATTGCATCATACGATTCTTTCTTTCGTACAAGCTTCTTTTGCAAGGGAACGGCAATCTCATCAAATATCGCATCACTTGCAGCATCTCCATCATCATCTTTAGGATCACCCTCAAGAGTTACCCCCAACATAGACAAAGCCTGCTGTCTACGCAAGTCAGCCATCGTACTATCAAAGGTCATAAGGTCATTGCGCAACGGAATCACCCGTATAATAGACCCCTTCCATTGACCACTTGAATGCAAAATCTCTGTATGCAATAACGTTCCACCGCTATCAGTTATCTCAGTCCACTGATTCAAAGCCAGCTCATACTTTGCAAGTATAGGCCTTATATGTCTCATCACGATATCAAGATCACTATAGTCATCATTCCATGTAGCACTTGTTCTATTGTAGGGAATGGCAGGAAACTCGCCCTGAGCAGCAGACAGTGACTTGGCAAGCTCATTTATCGAGGAGCTACTATAACGTGGCTCCTCGACCGTTTTTATTCGCTTAACAACTTCTTCTTCGATATAGTTATTAAGCTCTTGTAGTTCCTCAAGCTTAGTTTTGAATGTTAGCTCGTCAGCCATGAATATATTGCCACTCCTGTTACCGCTATAAAGCCTCCAAGAAAGATATAAAACAACATTTCAGGTGCTATCATTTCTTATCCTTTGGTTCCGGCGTGTCGGGGGAAAGATCGATATTCACGCCGGTCTTGGCTTTTATTATCTCCTCTACGGACTCCTCTATTACATTATCAGTTTTCAGTCCAGGAATCCAGCGGGAAGCAATACCACCAAGACCTAACAACACTAAACCACCATATATAACATAACTCCAATCCATATCACTCCTTTGGCATTTTAGTCAATAACAACGAAACCTGCTCCTCAAGAATACGTAATCTATCCCGACAATTCTTTAATGCCAACTTTGTTTCCTGAAGCTCTGCGTGCTGCCTTTGCAATTCATTCAATAACAGAGTTGGAAGCTCATGATACTTGACGGTTTCAGGCTCACCCGTTTCTTTATTGTAAACAGCTAGTTGCGGAAATACCTCTGCAACCTCTTCGGCGATCAAACCCCATGCTGGAACATCCGGATGCTCTTTAAAGTTAAACGTAACCGGACGCAATTTCATAATAAGCGACGACTGGTCACCCATGTCATCAATATTAATCTTATATTTTCTTGAAGAAGATACAGTTCCAAGCTGATGTGAGCTGTCAATTAAAACTGCAATCGCATCGGCCACACCGGTTGTAATACCCCTTATTCCAGCAATAAAGCATTTATCTTGCTGATTATTACCCGATCCATTATTTCCAATACGTAATGTATTAGATTCTCCGACAACACCAAGGCTCGCAAGGTACACATTTGATGATTGAGTTGTCGTAGAATTAAGGCTTCCAGCGCTATACCCTAATGCCGTCACATATGAGCCTGTTTCAACCTGAACCGTGTCGGCCCCAATACACGTATTGTGTCCACCAGTTGTAATTGTAGCTCCAGCCACATTTCCAATACAGGTATTATTTATCCCTGTAGACAGGTTAAGAGCCGCTGATTGACCTATCCCAACATTATAGGTCCCAGTAGTCAATTTTCCAGCCGCCTGAGATCCAACAAAAGCATTGGAATGTCCTGTTGTTAAATCGTTTAGACAATATGATCCAATTCCGACATTTGCATCAAGGGCTGAAGTATGTGTAAAATTACCAGCAAAGGCACCCACAAATACATTGGAAAGAACTCCAAATGATATACCATAATTGTGAACAAATCTATTTCCGCCAAACTTAATAACTCCATCTGATCCAGCCGCTGTTGTATTCGGAAGCTTTAAATTTCCAGATGTTATTTCTATATCGCCCGTTGTCGCTGTCAAGGCATTGCTATCAGTTGCAATTGCAGACAAGTCTCCCAATGTAATAGCATTGTTACATTCTACTCTAACTGTAGCGCCGGTCGCCGTCGTATTTATATTTCTCCCGACAGTTCCGCCATAAATATTAACATTGCCCGCAGCCGGAATCGCTGCATTCGTATCATCAGCAGTAAACTGAATAGCAACCGCTCCATCAAGAGATAAAACTATTCTGTGGTTGCCAACATCTTCAGTCGAACTTATTTGCCCTGCCGTTCCAAGTATCGAAATATAATTACCCGCTGCTGCATAAACATCTACGTCTCCATCACCACGAAGTGATTCAATATACGGATTCCCGCTTACATTATCCAACGTCAATGTATATGTTGCCGGATTTCCTGAAACCGTCATGCCGGCTATGCCGGAAACAATATTTATATTGTCATTAGCATCAACACCAACGGGACCGCCAGCATTACCCGTCAGCGTCTCAATCGTACCACTACTGGTTGGTGAGCGCACCCATGTTGCAGCTTTATTTTCTTTCTTTACTAATGTATGAATCTCAGGATTTCCCGCAGGACTTTGATCTATCCACCTAGCACCAATAAACCAATTATGAAAATCATTCACTGTAGGCGCTCTGTTGCACCAATATACCTGATTTGAACCGGCATTTGGGCTCGCATCAGACCATCCATTCGGATAAAATCCCGACAAATTACTGTTGGGATTCTTTACAAATCTTCTAGCCATAATTATCCCTTCTTCGAGAGAGCTTCCTCTGCCTCAACCTCTCTTTGCTTTCTGTCTTTGTAATTAGGCTGTGAAAATACAAGCTGCGCATACTCGTCAGGATCTGTCGGAACAGATTTTACACCGTTGGCAATCAACTTGTGATCCCACTTGTCTTTAAGTCGCTTAAAACATCTTTCATATTTATGCTGAACAACCCACTGCAAACGCCTCTTCATATCATCTTCAAAAACGTCTTCTCGTATATCGTTTTTAATAACTCTTTTTTGGATATCTGTTAGCGCTAGAATGTTTTTATTGTTAATTGAAATTTTCATACATATTCCTATATAACCAAATGTCCACTAAAATATGTCAACATAGTAGGAGAGGCGGCCCCTCTTATTGTTGCCGTATCGCCTGCTCCAAACAATATGACAACTTGTGCCGTTGCTGTATCGCCAGAGTCCATATCAGCAATAACAACAATTTTCATCTCTAAAAGATCATCGCTTGTTTTTGTTGCTCCTGGATCACAATATCCACCATAATATGTTCTATTTGATGTTGATAACCGAACACTTGCATTTGTCATCGCAGTGGTGATGTCATCCATCGTTACCGTAAACGATAGCAAGTACTTTCCGTCCACTGGTGCTGTAAACGTATCTGTTGCGTTATTATAATCTCCATTAAGGTCATAAACCTCTGTATCAAATTCTATTGTTGCAACTGCTCCTGCTCCTGTTTGATTTGAATCTCCTGAAGAATTGTAAGCAAGAAATGCTGTTGGCTCTAAAGTCCCAACTTGATGATTATTATCTACAACCATTATCTCATGTGTAGCGCCTACAGTTGACTGATAAACTCCAGCCATATATGTCGTGTCTACCTGACCAGATCCAGTTCCTTGAGCTCCTAGTCGCATTACATTGTTTTCAGCATTAACACCCGGCGACTGCAGGTATATATTTGAGGACTGAGAAGCAGTCGTATTCGAATTTCCTGCAAGATAACCTAGGTGTAGATTGTTATTTCCGGATGCACCTACATATCGACACGTATTATATCCGAGTCCCGAATTCCATTTTCCGGTACTGCCCGCATAAGCCGTATTTCCGCCTACATACGTGTTTTTTTCGCCCGTGGTCAAGCCAAATCCAGAGCTATGTCCTATACATACGTTCATTGTCGCCGTAGAAGTGGTTATTGAATAGCCCGATCCATCGCCGATACAGGTGTTGTTAGTCGCCGTGGTCATCCGCAGGCAACTCCTATTGCCCATGCAGCAATTCGCATCGCCACTGCTGATCGCCTTTCCGCTCTCATAACCGATGCAATTGTTTTTTTCTCCGGTGGTCAAAGCTGTCAGAGCTGTCTTTCCTATTCCAACGTTGGCTCCAACTGTGCCCGTATAGGTAAAATTACCGGCATTTTCTCCAACAAAAACACAGCCTCTTGATGCGCCGTTGTCATAGTTGTGTAAAAATTTAGACCCACCAGTACAACTTGTGCCGTTGCATGTTGCGCCAAGATATAACACTCCCTCAGTTCCTGCGGCATTTGTGTTGGGAAGGCGAATTATACGGTTTAAGTGTGTTCTTAATGTAGAACCCGACCCGGTTGTATTTGTATTTTCTCCCGTCAATACACTAAGAACGCCTGCTGCCGGGACAGCGTTTCCGGAGTCGGTTGTATATGTAGTTGCAACGGATCCCCCAGCCTCAAGATTTAATGTATTTACACCAGTAGTAAATGCTATTGTTCCACCTGCAGAAGTAAGCGTTGCAAATGCCGGATCGGCGCCAGTTGCCCCTATTAAAACTTGGCCGTTCGTACCAACGACTAGCGACGTTAGACTGTTTGTTGCATTTCCAACTTGAACGGCATGATCAGTCGTTCCGGTCACATTAAACGTAACGGTTGATCCGGCGGCGGTGGTTCCGATATTGTTGCCACCTGCAAGTGTAAATACGGCACTCGAAGCCTGCGCATCGGTTGGTCCATCAGCACGTAAAATAACATCGTCAATAGTTTCTAAAGCAGATTGAACCGTAGTATCAGAAGCACTTAATATATGATCAAAGTTCGATGTATCAGTTAGTACTAAAGATGCTATTGTTGCTGATACCCCAGAGAAACTAGTCCTAACTGTTTCTTTAGAGATAATAACATCGACAATAGACGTTGAGCTTTCTTCAAATATTATATATCCGAGTTGAGCAATCTCAAGCCTGGCAAGTTCAGCTGTTGCTGTTGGAATAATATTGTTTGCGACAGCTGTTTGAGCTTGCGTTAAATTATTATATTGAGCATCTCCTAATACTCCAATGTATATTGGAGTTGAAGAATTTATATTATCTTTTGATACATACAATCTGTAAACTGAATACTTATTTGCTCCTAAAGCAGTTGCGACACCACCATTGTTCCATGTTCCGTCAAATGTATCACTTTGAAGATAGCGAGCCCATTTTCCAGATCCATTTGTATAATACTGTTCAAAGACTTCTGCAACTCCGCCACTATCAGGAATATCTGTTTCGAGACCATGATCCTCAAGTTTATCTGAGCCAGAAATTTCTATTTTTTGTGTTCCATTAAGAGTAATATTTGCACCACCTACCATATTGCTTATAACTGATCCGATAGTGTCATGAGCCCACACGGAACTCCTCCAAGGAAATTGATATGGATGATTTTCTTTGACAGTAACTTGATTATTTGTAATAGGAGTAGAGTCACGCAAACATTCAAATAAAACAATATTATCTGAAAATAATGACTCACTATACACAGTTGTTTTTTGAATTGTTCCTGTATTATCAATATAAATATAGTATGTATTTCCAGCAGTTAAACCAGATATTGTCTGTGGAGCAGTCCATGATATTAGCTCTCCATTAATATAACCTGTTCCGCTTTGAGATACGGTAAAATCTCCAAGAGTAGTATCATCAAAATATGGCCCAGCTCCATCCCATGATGAAAATCCACTAACAATTGTAGGATAATCATCTAAAGTATCTAACGCTGATTGAACTGTAGTATCTGAAGAGCTCAATCTTCCATCAAAATTAGTTGTATCTGTTGGCAGCATAATTGCATCACGAGTTGTCGTTCCTACAGGAAATGAATCTGTTGTCTTTTCATCAACAATAACACGACTAATGTTCGTTGTTGCCTGTGAAACAACTATAAAGCCTAGGCGGGCTATACCAATCCGTCCAAGCGGCCCCGCTTGGTCTACGTTATATCGAGATATTGCAAATAACGCCTCTTGCTCTGTTGCATATTCCGCTCTATCCATAACCGCAAAGTATTGTGGATTAGCATTATTACTGTCAGGAACAGTTACAAATAACGAGTAAACACCATAATATCCGGCGGTTAATGCCGTCGGGCCAACGCCAAAATTGTTATATACAGTAGAAAACGTTGTAGAGCTTGCAGCCGTAGCAAGATCGCTTCCTATGTAATACATAATATTGAATGTGCGTGCAGCGCCTGCCGGATCAGCAATAGTTAATAGATAGAATGGCGTTTGAAGGAGCATTCCATCTGATATTGTTACTTGGTTTCCTCCGGTTGCGGTAATGTGTCCGGATCCATCAACATCTATAATGCGAAATGCTAGATAGTTCGATGTGGCCTGAGTATTGGAAACATTTGAAATAGGATCTTGCCATAATTGTGTACAATATTGTTCGTTTGCACCAGGTGTTGCATCCCTATAAACAGCATATAAAACCGCACCGGCAGTTGCAGAAAATGCCGTTGTTGATATATCTGCCTTTTGAACTGTTCCGGCACTATCTACATAGATCCAGTACGCATTTCCGGACGTTATTCCCGACACGGTTTGGTTGCTAATAAAGTCTTCTGGGGCGCTTCCAACAAATACTGTTCCCCCTTCTAATACCTCTACATCACCTATAGTTGTTGTGTAGTCAACATACGGAGGACCTGCACCAAAACTATCAAGACCAAACCCGGCCCTGTTCGGTTCTGTCATATCAAATGTAATAGTATTTGCAGCTGATCCAAGATAAATAGTATTTGTAGGAGTTGTAAAATATATTATTCCACCACCATCAGGAGCAACGGGAGTTCCGTCTATATCAATAAATTCTATCGGAGCACAACCTGTTCCCAAGCTTGTTCTTGTAATTTGTGACATAACTATTCTCCATAAAATACGGTAAAGTAAACACTTCCAGTTGTGGGAACACCTAGCTGCATACAGTAAAGTCGCTTACCCTCACCAAGATAAAACCCCTCAGAAAACGTTTTGTTTGCCGTAATATCTAACACAAAAAGAGCGTTTGACAGCAATGGGAAATGATTATCTACACCATTAAACGAAAACCAAAGAGTAGCGTCAGTATAATTCTGCAAGAGAATCTGACGTGCGGGATGATTGATAGCGGTACCTATTGACGTATATGCCGCACCTGCACCTGCAATTGTTGCTGCATCCAGCGTTCGGCACGTTTCTGCATTAAGGCGAAGATTTAACGCTTGAACCATGTATTTTCCTTATATTTCAAAATAACTTATTACAAAAACATCGCCACCTTTTCCCGGATTAATCTCTGCTGCTACCCATACCTTTTGATACCGTGGCATCAGTAAAACATCTGACGGGATCTGTGCGTTTGCTTCAAAATCTAACTCGTAAGAACTATGTGAAAGAACTATATCTTGCGCATCAAAACCATCGTAACTTATAAGAACATTAACATTGCTTGTGTTAACAAACCTGATTAGGTATGACGGATGAGGAAGCCCCGGATCGCACAGCTGGAAATCTGCTGTTAACAAGCTCGCATCAAACCATGTATATGTATTTGCGAAGGTTCTATCTGTTCCCGGCATTATCGTTTCTCATTATAATAGCCAACAAAATACACAAATCCGACGCCCGCTGGCCCACTGATCCAAATGCGTTGCCCTTTAGGCAATAGATTTACCTTGCCTCTTGGCTGAGAATTAGTTTGGAAATTAAGCTGTACGGGGGTTCCGGCAGGAACTACGTCATGTAACTGTGTCCCGTTGTAACTGATCGCTATATTTTGATTACAAGCATTTACTATACGTATCAAAAAGCAGGCCTCTTCAAGTGAGTCTACAAATTCGTCGTAACCACCAGTCAATGTTGAACTATCAAGTGATATCATATGAATAGCTGCCACCCTGTTTGTTGTCATGCACATCTCCTAGGCTTCCTCCCCAAGCATAATTGCCCGGGGAGGAATTATATTTATTCTTTTTCCGGCACCTTCTCGGCTTTTTCCTGTTGCGCTTTTTCCATTTGCTCAACTTCAGCCCTGAATTCATCAAGTGATTCATAAATAGCTGAAAACGGTGAACCCATTGGAATTACAAAGTCAAAACGCAATGCTACATCAAC